GCCCACATCAACATAGAATACTCTGCGCTCTGGAGCACGTTGTACACGATATATAATAATTGCGTCTTCTAATAATTCTTTTTGCTTGTATACTTTAAAGATAGTTTCAAGTAAACTGTTACCAAACGGATAGTTATTATCTAAACCTTCTGACAAACTTAAATGCACAACATGTTCTGCACTAACAGTAAGTTCTCCGTCGGCTGTTGAAAAGCGTGAGCCAGCCATAGCTGATTGCGGTTGGCCTACCATTCCTCGGGCGCCACCTACACGTTGAGCTTGAGTTACTGTGCTTCCGCCTCCACCAGCTGTATCCATTGGAGTTGTAGCTATGCCATCTTTAAAATTAAAGTTTACATTCTTAATAACATACTGTTCAGGAATCTTTCCTTCTGATTCATTAACAATAATTCGTGATACATTTGCAGCATCGACATGAAACCATTTTTTAGTTTCTGGATCTCTTAGGAAAAACTGATCTCCCATTTTAAATACATTACGCAGTATTCTAAATATCTTTGTTTCAAACTTTTGTAGTTTGTTCCACTGCTGTAAGTACTGGCCGATAATAGTAATTTCACTATTAGTAGCTTTACTACGATAATCAACAATAAACGGAGTGCTGTTTCCTTGATTCTTTTGTGTACAAAATTCAGCAAGAATATCAAGTGCAGCATTAACTTCACTGTCTTGGTCCATTGTATTATATTGGCCGTAGCGTTCAACACGATTTGGCGAACCTACATACACATCTGGTAAGTATGAGCTATAGTTGGAACGAGCAGGTCCGGCCATGTTTCCACTGCCTTTGCTCGTAAACGGACTATAACTACCGCTTTGATTATCACCTGTTGCTACTGGTGTAAAATGTTTCTTCCAACTCATTTAATGCTCCTAATTACTGTGGCAGATTACTCACGCCGCCTATAGCAATATTGCTTCCTGATATTCTATTAGTATTCTTTACAACTGCACCGTCTAAAATTTCCATTCGAGATAAAGTTGTTGCTATAATTTGCATAGTAGTATTTAACTGTTGCATAGTCGCTGCACTACCAGACGTGGACGAGCCGATGCTTCCTAGCAAATCAGCTGCTGCTTTTCCAGTGCCGCCGCCAAATAATCCAGAATTGTCTTCAGCTAACACTTCGTTTACTTTTCCAAGTACTTCTACTAATTCTTCCATAGCACTAGTATAACTTATAACTGCTGTCGCGTCAAGTGAATTTACAGTATCAAACTGTGTTTTTAAGTTTGGTATTTCAGCAAATGTCTTTAATCCAGTTGCAAAGCTTGAAAAGTCTAAATCTGCAATATTTGATAGCTTATTAGTATTTAATCTAGCAACACCTGAAGTAAAGTCTTTAAAATCTATAGCAGAAACTCTTTCCATTAGTGCTACTTGTGCTTCTGTTAGCTGTGTTGCAATAGATGCTCCAGCAGGTGGTGCTGATGTTGCTGTGACGTTGGTAGCAGTTAGTGCTTTGTTTGCTGCTCCTGCTGCTGTTGATCCTGCCCACCAGCCTGCTGCTCCGCCTATTACTCCGCCAAGTGCGCCGCCGATTGCAGTTCCTAATAAAGGAACAACTGATCCTAGTAATGCGCCTGCTGCTGCTCCTCCATAAGCTCCAGCTACTGCACCACCCATGCCGCCGCCTGTTTCTACAACTGCTTGCTGTTTTTCACTACCAGAAAGATTGTCGTCCATCAAAGTGCTGCCAATATCATATGCGCCTAGTGCTAGACCAATACCAGGAGCTCTGCGCAATAAGCCCCTTCCAAGTTTGCCGGCTGTTCCTCCTGCGCCATTAGCTTGGCTGGTATATCTGCCAGTTCTTGGGTCTCTATTTGTTCCAGCACTTGGTGTAGCTTTGCCAAACATTCCTCCGATTCCATTTTTCATAGCCGAAGCTATTGCGGCTCCGCCGAACATAGAACCAATGCCTGCGACAAGTGCAGCACCAAGTGCTGGTAACGCAAACAATCCAGCGATTGCAACAACTACGCCTGCTACTACTAGTGGATTATCTGTAAAGAGAGATTTAAGTCCATTAATTATTGTAGTGCCTGCACTTTTAAATATCGGTGCAAACGTAGATTCCATTAATCCGCCTTCACGTTGTCCAGTCTGTGGACCACTTGTAATCACTTGACCTAACATTAAGTCTTTCATGCCGTCCATAATAGCCTTTGCGCCAGTCTGGAATGCAGTCTTAGTTAATGCTAATGGATCGGACCCGGCTTGCTCCAAGGAGTTTATTAAAGTACCCATTGCTGCGCCAAAGCTTTCAATTTGTGTTTTAGCTGTCGACATAGCTGTTTTAAATAAAGCAGTATCTGGTATTTTTGAAATTTGAGCAGTAATAGCAGCAACTGCATCACCTGAAGCTAGTATTAGTGGCGATTTAACGTTTGTTTCCAGTTCTGCTTGAATCTCGCCAACAGTTATTTTGAGGACATTTAATGAATCAACAACTGACGTTTGCGCTAATGTTTCTGCTGTAGCTTGAGTATAGTTTGCTAAGGCGGCTGCTCTGTTAAACTCTCCTGCTTCAGTAGTGTAGCCTGCAATGTTAGTAGCTTGGTCGGTTAACAGACTTTGCATATCAAGTCCAGCAATGCCATCCATGCCTGCGCCCATTGCTGCTACTTGAGTGCCTAAATTTACCGCCATGTCATGATTGGTCTGCATAAGACCGACGCCAAGCAATGCTTGTTTTGCTTCGTTTGCTTTAGTGGTAAGACTTTGGTTGTACACATCATCGATGCTTGCTTTAATTAAATTATAACCTTCTGTATTAAGTGCAACATAATTTTGTGCAGCTTGTGTCAAAGGTGGCATGCCTAAAAATTCTGCCTGGAACGCTTGTACTGCTGCTGTTCCGCCATTAGCTTGAATAGTTGCAAGATTCATCATCAGCTTTTTCTTTTCTGATTCTTCCATTGTGGCCATTTTCATCTGGAAAGCTAATGATTGTGATGCTGCTGCATTTTTTTCTTGTAGACTTTTAACATCTTCACCAGTAAGTTTAGCAAGTGTTAATAAATGTTTAGTATAACTTGCTGCTGCATTTGATTGCTCTTTTAACCCTTTGTCGTCCATCCTGCGCTGTCTAGAACCTGCTCTAGTAAGATGGTTATATTCAATCAATGCTTCGTTAACTTCTAATTGAGTTAGTCCTGCATTCATAAGTTCTAGACGCTGGGCACCCATTTGTTTATGCATTTTAGATAACTGCATAGCACCTTGTGTTGCAGTTCCGCCGAAAGCTGCTAACTTACTAGAATTTTGCGATACCATCTCAGCAAACACGCCTAGTTGTAAGTGAGTTCCTGCCGCTGCTATTCTCATATCAGTAATACTATTATTAAATGCTGCACCAGTTGATGCTAACCCTTTAAATGTATCAAAACTATCGTCGAGTACGCCAACTAAATCACCCAGATGCTCGCCAACTATTGGCATATGTTGAGCAAAGTCTCTTAATTGATTTTGCCCGTTTAATAGTGTTTTTGTTAATCCAACAGCACTTCCTGCTAATGCTCCAAACGCACTAGCTAGTGTTCCTGCCAAACTTCGGCCAAACTTATTAACTGCGGAAGTCGAATTGTCAATTGCTTTAGTATTTTTCTTTATCGAGTCTCTATTTTTACTGCTTATCTTTACAGTGTCCTCGGTAGCTTGACTTAATGCTTTAAGCTTCTTGTTTACGTCTTTAGGATCAATGCCAGCCTTCTTAGCCATTGCAGTTGTGACAGCCAACAAGGATGTAAGCGTAACTTCACTAGCTACACCTTCGCCGCCTATATTACCAACTTCTACTTGTTCAGCCACATTAAAATCCTTGAGTTATATGCGCACATAAATATATGAGATACATACTAGTACACATTGTATTTATACGGAGTAACAAATGACTGAATTCAATCCTGCAGAGTTTAATAGTAACATCGAGCAAAATCCTTTAAGAAAATATTTTAGACAAGCAAAAGTGTTTGTAACATTGCCATCACGTGGGCGATACTACGCCGATGGTATATTAAATATGCCAGAAACAAATGAACTGCCAGTGTTTGCAATGACTGCAAAAGACGAACTGTTAATTAAAACACCAGATGCACTACTAAACGGACAAGCAACAGTAGATATTATTAAAAGTTGTATACCAGCTATTACTAACCCGTGGCATATGCCTAGTGTAGACTTAGATGCGTTACTGGTTGCTGTTAGGATTGCAACCTATGGCGAAACTTTAGAAATAACAACTAAAGTTCCAGGTACAGGCGAAGAAAGAAAGTTCGATGTAGACCTAAGGCAAGTATTAAATAAACTAGTAACTCCAGAATTTGATGACAATCTAGTAGTTGGTGATATTGTATTAAAAATGAAACCACTATCTTATAAAGAATTTACAGATACTAATTTAAAAACTTTTGAAGAGCAGCGCATATTTACAATGGTAAATGACGATGACTTAGACGATACTACTAAGTTAGAAAGATTTAACGTTAGTTTCAAAAAGTTAACCAACTTAACAATATCTATGTTATGTAATAGTATAGGATCAATAACTGTAGGCGACAATGTCGTAACTAACAGAGTACATATTGAGGAATTTATTGATAATGTAGATAAGGAATTCTTTAATGCGATTACTGCACACTTAGATGCGCAGCGTATAAAGTTTGCTATTGAGCCTATGAAAGTCAGATCGTCAGAAGAAGATATTGAAGCAGGCGCAGAAGCGGAATACGAAATTCCAATTACGTTTGATCAATCAAATTTTTTCGTGTAAGGATCCTAGCCTGGTCCGTGGCTGAGATCCTAGAAGAAGTTAAGAATATGGAGGGCGAGCAGAAACAACTCAAGTCCGAAATAATGAAGATGTGTTGGTATATGCGCGGAGGGTTAACTCTTGAAGAAGGCTTTAGTTTATCTTATGAAGACAGAATGTTGATTAATGATATTATTAAAGAAAACTTAGAAACAACTAAGAAAACTCAACTTCCATTCTTTTAAGCGCCAGTTTTTCCAAAGCTACTTAGTCTTTGGTTCTTATCAAAGTTTTTATCAACAGTAGTACTAGCCGGCTTTTTAACTTTAGTTTTAGAAGTAATATCTTTTTGTAAAGCAGTTAGCAATCGTTTCTTTTCTTTCATATTAAGTTTCGAAAATGCAGCCTTAGTTGTAGCATACACAGACTTAACTACTTTGGGATCAGACACTGGTGCGTTACTTGGATCTTGAGCAGCTATACTTTTACCCATAATCTTATCTTTAACTAAAGTATTAAACACTAATCCAATTCTGTTCTTATCCATTGGAGCTGTAGTGTCAATCTTAGAAGTATCAACCTTCTTAGACTTCAAAAATGAAATAACATCATCAGTAGTAGCAGTATTAAACTTTTTACCTTGCGTACCAAGACGTGTAGCAAATTCAACAGACAAATCCTTAACAGATTGTTTTACATCAGCAGCTCCTGCTTTCTCAGCACGATTAATAGCTCTACCTTGTTTAGTGGCAAAATTAGGCATTTCTAACTCATCAAGCTTTTGCGATTCAGTAAGTAAGTCATTTATTTTCATCTGATGTATCCATTAATGTTATATGAAAGTATTTATTACTTTTATATCAGTTAGTGTATTAACTTCGTTAATACAAGTTATCGCTAACGCTCTAACTAACTATACTTCGTTTTGTATAAGCAATTAAGTGTGATAATATTATTATATTGCATTAATACGAATGTATTAATGTTTTAATTTCATGTAGATTGTTTAGTCAGACGGAACTATTTCTAGTCCCGTCGTCTTTCTGGATAACTTCATGTGAGTCCGCCACAGCCAAGACTTGGAAAGAGGTAATTTTTTATACACAAGTTCAATGGGCTCTGACCTTTCCCATCCTCCGTCGACATTATGTTGCTTATAATATACAATGTACATTATATGTAACAATATTCCCTCGCTTCGTTCCTAGTGCTAAAGGGTTTTTATGAACTATATTGTGTTTTCCGACTGCCAACATGCAATCTATATCAACCTGTGAGCCCAATTTGTTTGGTGGCTTCCTACCTCTGGGTAGTCGATCAATATGTACGTGTGCTCCTATACGGTAGCTTTTTCCACAGCGGCATTAAATAGTCTGGCCCGCTAACCTTATGTGTTGGAATGATTTGCCTGTGGATGCCTGTTGCTCGAGGAGCGCCTACGCTAACTTTGCCTATGTTATTATTATAGTATGTTCTAGTGTAGCTGTCAATCGATAGTTGCCTAAAGTGGAGTATTTTTGAAGTGCTCTGTAAGAATTTTTGAACCGCCTACTCTAACATTAATAATACCATTATAGTATTCTTCTGTTTCAAGTACTCTGCGATCAAATTGTTCTTTCGCTTCTATGTAACTTAGTACGCCTCTACTAGGACAATAATGTAATATTTCTCTAGTAAATTTGTCTGTGCCTAGTGTAGCGACATCTGCATTTAAGTTATCTGATGAACCCCAATAGGTTCTCCAATCACTTTCTTTAGTGCCGCGCCTTTTATTTTTTTTGCCTTTAAGTGGTGGCTTAGTAGTTTTAAATCTAGCTAACTTTTTGCCTATGTACTTACGATTGTTTGTAAGATTTGTAATTAAATATACAAAGCCTTCACAGTCTACTGGTAATTCGTCTACTGTTAAGCCTTCGTAAGTCCATTGCATCATGTACTTATCAGCAGTGCCTATTTAACACGGCCTTTCTTGATATTGTACACATTATGTATTTCTTCCATGCGTATTTTTGACAAACGGCGAATTTCTCGCAACCATTTCCTACTACTTGCATGAGTTCTGTGAGAATGTCTTAATTCAAATGCATCATTTGCTTTAAAATATTCTAAATATGCTTTAGTTAACTGATCGTGAATATCATCATCCATATAATTTGCCTATTCTACAATGTCAATGTCGTTTGCATAACTAGTAAACCCGTTTTCTTTAACAACACGCATTACGTGGTTAACACGACCAATAAGTTCGTCTTTGTGTGAAATAAGATATACATTTTTCTCTCCTTCACGACCCATCTTCTTAAGAACTGCAAGAGCACCTTCAACACCAGCAGTATCCATGCCGCTGTCTATTAATTCATCAATAAACAATAAATTAATCTTTTGATATAAACTTTCCCAAACATCTCGGAATGCAAAACTCATACCAAGTATAAGTCTATTACGTTCTCCTCTGGATAAGTTATCAAAGTCTAAGTCTTGCCCTAGCTGTGTTATTTCAACACTTAAATCATTTTGAAATATAACTTGATGCGGAAGACCTAGCTTATCTAAGAAGTATGTAAGCCTATTATTAAGATATGCTAAGTTTTGATCAATAATCTTCTTACGAATAAAGCTATCTTTATTTGTAAGTAGCTTTAACAAGAACTCTTGGTGTTCTTTAAAACTAGTTAACTGATTAACAGCTTCCCAGTTAATTTGTTGTATAGCACTATTATTTAACTCGTTAATTTGTGTATGATACGGATCAATCTCGGTCTCTTTACTTGTTAGTGCTTGCTTTAAGCTATCAACATTCTGCCTATGTTCGTATGCTTCCTTAGCAGTTTCGTAGAATGTAGAAGGTTTGCCGTTAATTTCACCAATTTCGTCAAGTGCTGATATTACTTCGGCACATTTAACATTAATTTCTTGTGCATAGGTTGTTGCATCGTCTAATTCTTTAGTTTTACGCTCTGCAATCTCTGTTTTTTTGTCTGCATGTAGTTCTTGACCACAAGTATAACATGTTGCATTATCTAAATCTGCGATGTCTTTAGTTACCTTTCCAACAGACTTATCAGCACGTATTAGTGCTGGCTCTAATGTGCTTAATTCTTTTTTAAGAGCCATTATTGCATTATTATGATCAGACCAATTACTTAACTTTTCATGAGATTCAAGTTCTGCATTAATATCTAAATGTTCTAACTCGTCGATACCTTTTTGTAACTTTTGTACATCTTGATCCTTCTTAGCAACCCAAGCACGTTGAGTTTTTTGTAAATTTTCAATAGTTGCACTAATTTTTTCGTTTGACGATTGTATAGCATTAATCTTCAACGTTTCTTCTTGAATTAATTCTTTTGTATTACGAGTTTGTTCTTTGAGCGCCTCAGCTTTTTCAGACAATATAGTAATACCAAGTAATTGCTCAATAATAGCACGTTGATCGTTCTGTCTCATTGACAAGAACGGTTCAGTGTATGTGTTAAGTGCTACAATATGCTTAAACATATCATGTGACATATCTAATAGTTCTTGAATGTACTGTTGAGTCTTACGAGAGTCACCTTGCGACTCGTCTGTCATTTCTTGTTCTTGATTGTTAACAAAGAACTTGAGTATGTTTGGTGAACGACCGCGTTCAATGCGGTAATCAACATTATTCTTTTCAAAATGCAATGTAACTAACATGCCTTTGTTGTTAGTCTTGTTGATTAAGTTGTTGCGTTTGATATTTGTAAGAGCCACGCCATATAATGCATAAGACAATGCATTAATGATAGTAGTTTTACCAGTACCATTACGACTTCCGCTGTCATCGCCTCCTTGATCTAGGTTTTCACCTAGTACCAATGTTAATTGTTGCTGGTTAAAATCAACAGCCTGTGTTTGATTACCAACGCTCATAAAATTCTTAACTGTAAGGTCTTTAATTTCTATCATAGGTCGCTATAAATGTCCATAAGGGTTTTCTTATTAAAGTTGTCGCTATCTATTGCAGCAATCTCACCTGCAACAATTTGATCTACTGATTCAAATTGTTGAATGTCCAACTCGGTGGTTATTTCTTCAATCTGTTTTTGCGGTATTAGAGAAATTTCTCTACACATGTGTTGATTAATAAATGTTTCTTTAATAAAACTAGCTTCTTCGTAACTAATCGGAACATCAATTGTAACACGCAAATACATTTTATTTTTAATGATAGTTTGATCAGGATCTAATAATTGACTTAGCTTAACAGTCCTGTATTTAGGACAATCTTCCCAATTAATATATTCAGGCGCTTTATCATTTTCACGATCAAGAATCATCATTCCTCGTTCGTCATCCCATGCATCAGCATAGTTGTGCGGAAATGCATTACCAATATAATGTATAACTCCTTGTTGTTGGCGCTTATGGAAGTGCCCACTAAACACATATTGCTGATTTTGAAAAGAATCTGCTTTTAAATCACCGTGATCTGGCATTTGTACCATAGCATTCATATAAAACGTAGGTAGTTCAAAATGCCCAAATACATATTTGCTCTTTATTCCTTTAACTTGTTTCCATTCTTCGCCAACTAGCCAGGGAATAATAGTTACGTCTTCAATTGTAGTAATTTTATCAACAAAAGTGATACCCGGAATATGTCTAGCAAATGCAGTTGAGTTAATATCTCGTTTATCTTTATAATACAAGTCATGATTGCCGTCAAAGAAGAAAAACTGCTCAAATGCAGCTCCTAGCTTCTCCATACAGCGGATAGTTGCATCCATTGTAGTTAAGTTAAGACTGTTTCTGTTATGATGCCAATCTCCACAAAAGATACCAGTTTCACAACCGTTATCTTTTGCATTTTGGATAAACCAATCTACAAAGTCTTCACAATCATCATTGTGTACCTTGCTGTTACCTTTTAATCCTAGATGGATATCGGTAAAAACCGCAGCTTTTTTAAACAAAGTTATTCCTCTTACATTTGTTATACATTATAATTTCTTAGTTTACTTTATTCTTAGCGTCTGCTTCTCTTTTCATGTAAGATTCCCATTCGCCTGCATGTTGCCTAGTATAACTTGGATCCATACCGTTCTGCTCTAAAATATCATCTCTAATATTTTGATTACGTTTTTCTAAGTTAATAACTCGAACAAAACTATTTGTTACAGCGGCAGTATAGTACGCGAATGGATTATCTGACTTAGATTCATCAAATTGTAAGCCAATCTGTGCAAGCTGAAGTATTGCTTGACCTTTCATCTCGTCATTATAGGTATATCCACGTACATTGCCTCTAGTAGCATAACGTTCACATAGCTTAATCCACATATTAGCAAGTGTATCAGTAGCTTGTCCTTCAGTTTTAGTAAAATAACCGTTTTCCATACCACCAACCCAATGCGACTTACCAACAACAACTAATTCACCGTCCTCGTTGAACTTGTAGTGTTGATACGGAGGAAAGTTAAGTTTAACTTTAGTATCTGCTATAGTTTTAGGATTCTTTTTACGGCCTTTTTCTTCTGGAATATGATCAAACATCATAATCCTAAAAATTAGCTCTCCTTTTGTTATTTTTTTATAGTCTACTTCGCATTCTGCAAGTTTTACTTTAATACCTGCTTTCTTTTGTTGATTGTAGTCAGCAAGACCTAATCGTTTAGCTTTATTCCGTTTTGCTTCAGCAATAGTTCGAATATTAATCTTATCTACACTAAGCAAAATTATATCGTACTGATGATGCGTGGTTTCTGTGTAACTACTAAACGCACTCTTTGATTTGTGTATTTCGGATAATATATCCTTGTTGTTTAAATAATTTACTTTTTTCATTTTATCTCCAGGTTATACTCTATTATAATGTATGTACTTAATTTTGTCAACTAAATAATGTATAGGAGTAACCAAAATTATGTCAGAGTTCGATTTAACATCAGGGCGACGAGACCAGTTCCAAGCGCCCGGCGGCAAACTGCAAGACGCTGCAGCGTCTGTAGCAAGCACTATAGGGTCAGCAGCAAATCTAGCCACAAATGGATTTGGTGCCTTTACTGGCGTCAAGCAACGTGTTTCGGATTTCTTATCTGACACAGGGTTTGGAAAAGCTCTACGAACAATGAACTTATTGCCCGGCGCAAACCCCGCAGCTAAAATTCCAATGGCTGGCAACTGGGGAACATCAACTGAATACGATTGGCGTGTAAAATTAAGTGTTCCGTCTACGATGGCAAGTAGTCCTTTATTAGCTCCGTTATCTGAAACTGGCGGAATGGTATTCCCATATACTCCTAGTCTGGCAATGCAACATGATGCATCATATCAACAAGTTACCCCTGTACATAGTAATTATCCTTATTTTGCTTATCAGAACTCAGATCCGAAAGCAATGGTTATATCAGGACACTTTTTAATTGAAAATGCGTTAGAAGGAGAATATTGGATTGCAGTTGTGCATTATTTAAGATCTATAACAAAAATGGCATATGGAAATACAAGTAATCAAGGTTCACCTCCTCCTTTAGTAAAATTAACAGGATACGGAGATTATGTTTTACCAGATGTGCCTGTTGTAGTTACAAACTTTACAGTTACGTTAGAACCTGATGTTGATTACATGAAAGTACCGATTGGAAAGCAAGGATCGTGGGTACCAATTTCAAGTATAATTTCAGTAACATGTCAACCAATTTACAGTAGACGAAAAGTAGCAAGATTTAGTTTAGATAATTTTGTTAACGGTAGCAGTCTTTACGACGGGGATGGATTTATTTAATGGCTATATACAGTAACGAAAGTCCTTACGCTAACACAGAAATAGTTAATGGACAATATCTAGGATTTTTAAAAATTAGACCGGTTCCTGCGTATGATGATGATATAGTGTATACTATTGAATCTCAATATCGGCATAGGCCAGACTTGTTAGCATATGATCTATACGGCTCAACAAAATTATGGTGGGTGTTTGCCCAACGAAATATG